CCCTTTCCCTGTCCGCTTCCGCACCCCCTGAAAAAAACCAGGATCGACCCTGACAACGCCCCGCCACGCCCAGCTCCAAGAGGTCGCCGACGAGGCGCGCGCGTCCGCCGACTTCGGTCCGGCGGTCGCAGCCTTGAAGGCTGCCCAAGCGCTTGAGGCGGAGGCCACCCTGGCCGCCGAGGCGGAGACGTGGGCGAACCGTCCCAAGTCCGCGCAACTCAAGCGGATGGTCGGGCTCGCAATCGCGAAGGGGTCGTTCATCGCCGCCGAACGCCTCCTGAAAGAGCAAGAGCGCGCCGAGGAAGAGGAGCGCGGCGCCGCCACTGCGGCCGAGCGCGAGGCAGACGAGAGCACCCCGGACACGCACCTGATCGCCGCCGCCGTCGACCCACTGGCCGCCTTGCCGCGCGCCCTGGCCGTCGAGGCCCTGCGGCAGTTGGCGGCGCGCCTCCACCTACCGGCCACCTACGCGGACGGCAGCCCCATCGAACCCCTGGGTGGCGAATGACCACGCCTGCCGCGCCACAGGGCCCCACGGCCGCGCCCGCGCCGCCGACGGCTCCACACACGCGCACAGCGCTGCTCGCGGCCCTGGAGGCCACAGCGGCCGCCACAGAGCGCATGGCGGCCAAGGTCCGCCGAAACCCCGGCGGCTACATCCGATGGCTCCCCCGCCAAGACCGGTTCCTGCGGGACCGCACCCGCCGCAAGCTGATCAGGGCAGGCAACCAGCACAGCGGCAAGACCACCGTGGCGCTGTACGAGGTGATCTGCCGCTGCCTCGGACGGCACCCGCACCTCGCCGTCCGGCGCCCACCGATCCGCTGTTGGGTCGTCTGCGCCCGCGTTGACCAGAGCATCCCGATCCAACAGAAGTTCGTCGACCTGCTCCCCGACGGCGTGCTGACCAACCTTGACCGCTTCGACCCGGGCGCCGGCTTCCGAAACGAGGCCCGCGAGGCCGTCTTCAAGAACGGGTCGCGCGTCAAGTTTATGACCACGGGCCAAGACCCCATCGCCTTCGCGGGCGCCACGCTTGACCTTGTCCTCTTCGACGAACCCCCGCCACAGCGCGTCTTTCACGAGGCCAACAAGCGCCTGATGCGCCGCGGCGGCGTGATGCTGATGTCCCTGACGCCGATCAACGCGGGCCCGATGGATTGGTTGCAAGCGCTGACCGAGAAGTCCCCGCCCGTGATCCAAGACATCTGGGAACCCCTGCGGCCTGAGTCCTTCATGCCCGTCGGCGCGCGCGAACCCCTGCGGCTTGACGACGGGACCGTGCTGGACGGCGCCTTCATCAAGCAGTTGGAAGAAGAGGGCGACCCCTTCGAGAACCCGGTCACCATCCACGGCGAATGGAACCCCCGTACCACCGGGCAGGTCTTCGAGCGCTTCAGCCCGATGGAGCACGTCGTCGGCACCTTCGCATCGGGCCCCGGCGAAGACTGGCGCGTATGCGTCGGCGTCGACCACGGCGAGCTCGTCGGCAAAGAGTGTGCCGTGCTGTCCTTCGTCCTGAAGCAACCCGACGGCCAAGACCGCGTCTTCGTCGCGGCCGAGTACATCGGCGGCGCCGACCAAACAGTCGAGGCCGACGCCGAGGGCATCCTTGCCATGTTGGCCCGCTGGTCTCTCGATTGGTCACACGTCGATAGCGCGTGGGGCGACAAGACGACCACGGACAGCGTGTACCGCAGCAAAGGCAACACCGACCTGATCGCCGCGATCCGCAAGGTACTGGAGCGCAAGAAGCGCGGCGCATCCCGCGTCGTCACCAAGCGCAACGAGTTTCAGCAGGTCAAGACCGGCCAAGGTCGCGCGCAAGGCAGCGTCGACCTGGGCTATAAGTACCTGAACCAGCGCCTACTCCACCGCGGGCAGTTCAGCGTGCACGAGTCCTGCCGCACGCTGATCAAGGCCCTCCAAGAGTTCGACGGCCACCCAAAGCACCCGGGCAAGGACGTGATCGACGCGCTGCGCTACAGTCTCAATGACAGCGTCTTCGAAGGCCGCCGAATCGTCCACGCCCCCCGCCTTGACGCAACCCCGAGGTAACCCATGCCCCGCCGCTTCACCGCCCGCGCCCGCCGCGCCGCCTTCTTCGCCTTGGCCCTGCCCGCCTGCGGCCCCGACGACACCGATCGCGCCGGCGACACGGCCCCCGCCGACGCCACCGCCGACGCCCCGACCGTGGCCATCGTCGTCATCCCCGTCATCAGCCCCGAGCCCCCAGCGCTCCCCCTGCCGGGCCCGCTGGTCAGCCTGTACGGCTGCCGCGACACCGACAGCGACGACGACACCCCGGACCTGTGCGAAGCCAACGACTGGACCGTGAGCCCCGACGGCGCGACGCTGTACCCGTCCGGTCCGCTTGCGGATAGCTATCGGATCGCCTACCTGCGCTGATCGCGCCGCCGTGCTACACTGACGCCGAGGGCTACCCGTGGACGCTGTCACCAACGCCGCACTCGCCGCCGATGCCGCCCAGCGGTCCATTCCGCTCCCCGCAGGCGACGTGGAGTACCAGCGCGTCCGCGCAACCCGCGCCCGCCGCTCCATGCTGGAGGGCACCTGGGCGCGCTTGCTTGCCGAGCGCGAGGCCGCTGTCCTTGGCATCGCCCGCGCGTCGATGCAGGCAGATCCGTCCCTGTCCATCAACCCCTTCAAGGCCGTCTGCCGTGCCCTGTCGGTCCTCTATGACTCCCAGCCGGGCGTGCAGCACGCCACCGCGACCGCCGCCGACCTGCGCAACCTGACCCGCGCCCTGACCGAAAGCGGCCTGTGGCCGATGATGCAGCGCGTCCAACAGTACACCCTTGGCCTCCGCGAGATGTTTGTCCACGCCGCTGTCAACCCTGACAGCGGAAGCCTGCGCGTGCGCGCCGTCTATCCAGACCTCGTCATCGCCCGCGCCGCCGAGGGCACCCCGGACCAGCCCGCCCGCATCGAAGAGCTCCGCCTGCGCTCCACCGCCTACCTCCGCGAGCGCGGCGTGGCCGGCGGGGTGACGGTCGGCGATCAGACGTGGACCGTCGACGTCTACGACCTGACCGGCCCGCAGCCGTACCACGCTGTTTGCCTTTACGCGCCAAACCCGACCCCCGGATCGTGGGGCCTGGGCGCCGACATGACGACGGCGATCTACGGCCGCACGATGACCGGCCCTGACTACCCGTGGCGCGCGACCCCCACCGTCCGGCAGATCGCGCAGGCCGAGCGCGCTGGGCAGACCCCGGAGGGCACGCCGGTCCTGCCCTATGTGATCTACCACGCCGCCCCGAACGGCGACCGTCTCTTCGACCCCTTCGACTGGCAAGAGATCGTCGACGGCACGCTGACCTGCGGCGTGCTCCACGGCTTCCTTCTGCACACCTTCGCCGATGCAAGCTGGCCGCAGAAGTACCTGATCGGCGGCGTCCCCGCCGGCGCCGCTGTCACGATGGCCACCGAAGAGGGCCAGCGCCGCAGCTACATCCCCGCCGACCCCACGTCGGTCCTGATGGTCGACGTCCTCCCCGGCTTCACCGGGCAGCCCAGCGCGGGTCAGTTCGCGGCGGGCGGCGACATCGCCGTGCAAGAGCAGGTCTTGGGCAACCTGATCAGCGCGCTCATGGAGTCCGCCGGCATCAGCCCGTCCGACGTGCAACGCCTGTCCGGCAACGCCCGGTCCGGCGCCGCCATCGCGCTGACCAACGAGGGCAAGCGCGAACTCCAACACCGCTATCAGGCCATCTTCGAGGCCGCAGACCAGCGCCTCGTCCGCCTCTGCGCCATCCTGCTCAACCGCTACAGCGACTCTGTCGAGCTTGCCGCCGAGGCCGAAGGCGCGCCGATCCCACCCCGCTACCGCTACCCCGAAGGCGGCTACGCGCTGACCTACCCCCGCATCCCGCGCAGCCCCGACGAGCTCAAGGCCCACCGCGAGCACGTCCTGTCGCTCCTGTCGGTGGGCTTCTACGACAAGGCCGAAGCCTACGCCGCACTCCACGACGTGCCGCTGGACGTCGCCGAGCGCCGCGTCCGCGAGATCGCCGCCGAGGCCGCCCCGCCGCCCGTGCCGATGCCGCCCGCCCCGGCGCCCGCGCAGCCCGCCCCCGGCCGCCGCCCCGCCGCACCCGCACCGGCCGCCGCGCCGGCCATGATGGAGCGCGACAGCCTGCGGGACGCAATCGAGGACGCGCTTGACGAAATCGACGATGGGGCCAGCCCCGCCGAGATCCGTGCGATCCTGGCCGACCTGATCGACGAAGCCGAAGACGACGCCGCGGACGAAGAGACCGACGACCCGGCTACCAATCCCCCGGAGGACGCCGGTGCCTAAGACCGCAACGCCTCCCGACAACGTTCAGGCCGCCGCCCGGCGGGGCCTCGACATGCGCGCAAAGCAGACCCCATCCAACCGTGGCGGGACCAAGATCGGCCTCGCCCGCGCCCGGCAGCTTGCCAACGGGCAACCCGTCAGCCTGTCCACGCTCCGCCGGATGGTCAGCTTCTTCGCCCGCCATGAGGTCGACAAGAAGGGCGAAGGCTGGGGTGTCGACAGTCCCGGCTATCAAGCGTGGCTCCTGTGGGGCGGCGACGATGGCCGCGCCTGGGCTACCCGGCAGATCGCTCGCCTGACCCGCAAGACCCGCACTTCCTGACCCACCCACCATCGGAGAGCCCCGATGTCTGACACCGAAGCCAAGATCCCGATCTCCCGCCTCAACGAAGAGATCGCCAAGCGCAAAGAGTTGGAGGTCGACTTGGCCCGACTCAAGGTCGACCTGACCACTGCGCAGGCATCCGCTGCTGAGTCTGACGCCCTGCGCGCACAGCTTGCCAAGGTCACCTCTGAGCATGACACCTTCCGCGCCGGCGTCGACGCGGGCATCACCGACCCCGAAGGCTTGGACCTCGCGCGCTGGTTCTATGACAAAGTCCCCGCCGCCGAGGACGGCACCCGTCCGACCTTCGCCGCCTACCTCGGCGGGCTGAAGTCCGACCCGGCCGCGCGCCCCAAGGCCCTGACCGGCTACTTCACCGACGCCCCCGCCGCGGCCCCCGCGCCCGCCGGCACCCCCGCCGCCTCGCCGGCCGGGCAGACCCCCGCCACGCCCGCACAGGCCGCCCCCAAGCCCGCCGCGCCCCGCAGCGCCGCGCCCCTACCCGCCGCCAACACTGGCGCCACCCCGCCGGCCACGCCGGCCCCCACGCCCGCGGGATGGACCGGGCAGGCCGCCGCGGCCCTTGACCGGACCGCCTACGGCGCCAACCGCGCCGAGCTCCTGAAGGCCGCCGACGCCGCCCTGGGCGGGATGCTCGGGCGCCGATAGCCCCGATGCGGCAGGGTTGCGCCCCGGCGCGCCCTGTGCTACCCTTGACCTGAAGGCCCACGGTCGCGCCGTGTAACAAATGCGTAAGGCCGGAAGAGACAGCACTTCCCACCCTTCGCATTTGGAGGCCACCGTGGCCAACGAGATCCTCGCCGCATCGTCCGACTTCCTTGTCGCGTCCGTCCTTGAGCAGGAGATCCTGACCAAGCTGAACTCCCTGCTCAACCTGCGCGGCTCCCCCGCCCTGGTCGACTTCTCGCCGATGGCCTCGCGCGGCAGCCTCGTCCTGGCGATCCCCCTCGCCGGCTGGGACAGCCTCGTGATGACCGCTCCCGGTGAGGCGACCGGCGTCAGCAACAGCGCGCTGGACAGCGATCAGATCACCCTGACCATCGCGCGTCAGGCGATCCAGATGGAGGTCAGCGACGAACTCCTCGTGTCGTCCCTCGGCGGCGCGATGTCCATCGAGCGCCTCGCGCAGAGCGCGGTGTCGGCCTACATCAACCGCCACAACGATCTGACCGTCGGCCTCTTCGGCGGCGTCACCGCGTCGACCGGCACCAGCGGCGCCGACCTGACGCTGGACGACATCGTCGACGCGACGCAGACCCTGCTCCGCGCGAACAACGTGGATCAGCTCTACTGCATGCTCCACGGGCAGCAGATGGGCGACCTCCAGAACAGCCTCCGCGGCGAGGGCGGCGCGCTGTCCTTCAGCGCCCCGACCGCTGACATGATCGCGGCCAAGGGCAAGGGCTACGCTGGGTCGTACCTCGGCGTCGACTTCTGGACCAACAACCGCGTCGCGACGGCCAACGCCGGCGCCGACCGCGCGGGCTGCATGTGGTCCCGCGGCGCCTTCGGGTACGCTGAGGCCACTCACCCCCTGTCCGCTCTCCGCGGCTCGCTCAACCCGCAGATCGTGTCCCCGGTCGTCGTCGAGTTCGAGCGCACCGGCTCCAGCGGTCTGAACAAGGTCATCGCTTCCGCTTTCCTCGGCGTCGCGATGGTTGAGGACGCCCGCGCCGTCAAGATCGTCACCGACGCCTGATCGGCGTGCCACCCGGTGGACGGCTCACCCCGTCCGCCGGGCCGGCCGCGGGTCCGGCTCAACCCGCCCCCATTCGTCCACCCATCATCGGAGAGCCCCGATGCCCCTGCCCACCACCGCACGCCGTGCCGCCGAGGCCCCCATCGCGGGCCAGTCCGTCGGCTCCCTCACCACGTCCGAGCGCGTCCGTCTGGACCCCTCGCCCGCGTTCCTGCTGTCGTGCTCGCCCGAGAGCTACGAGCTCAGTGAGATCGACGGCGAGCCCGTGTACCTGCCCACGGTCCAAAAGCACGACGTGTCCCCCGGCAGCAACGGCGTCGACAAGGGCGGCGGCATCGCGCACTTGGCATCCAACCTGCACACCCGCGGGCAGGTCTTGATCCAGCCCCACCAATGCCCCGGCGACCTGACCCCCGATGGCGCCCCCGGCTACCTGCGCCGCTACGAGGGCACGCAGGGCGCGATCCACCTTGAGGCGTGGGTCCAGGTCGTCAAGGCCCCCGGCAACAAGCACGCCGCGCAGCTCACCAAGCCCAACGAGCAGCTCTTCCGCAAGTGGCGCATGTGGCTGATGGAGGGCGGCATCGTCCCCTTCCCATCCGAGGACTGGATCCAACGCTACGAGGACCGCCTCGGCGAGCGCGCCCTTCGCCGGGCCACCCAAGCGTCCGCCCCCGAGGTCAAGGCCCAGCGCGCCGCCGAGGCCGACGCGCAGTTGAAGCGGTCGCGCAAGGCCCGCGCCGCTGTCGAGGTGGCCAATGGGTGAGAACCCCGCCGCCCGCCGTGCGATGGACGAGGCCACCCGCCGACTGGTCAACGAAGGGGTCCGCCCCGACCGCGCCGCCGACATGGCCCGCGAGTCGGCGATCCGGATCGACATCCGCGAACAGGGCGGGAAGCCGCCCCCGCGCCGGCCGGACGCCGGCAACACCCCGCGGCGCTAAGCCGCGCCCGGACACCCCGGGCGGGAGACCCTCATGCCCAAAGGCCCCCTCCGCTTTCGCGACACCGTCGGCGCCGCCTTCCGCAAGCTGACGATCTGGACGGCCGCCACCGAGGCCACCGTCGCCACGTCCCCCACCGTCACCAGCGGCAGCGGCGCCCCGTCGGCGTCGGAGCCGAACGGGTCGGTCTACATGCGCACCGGTGGCGCCGCGGCGACGACCCTCTACCTGCGCGTCAGCGGCGAGTGGGTCGCGGTCGGCGCGTCGGTGATCCCGTCGGCGTCGGTCTTCCTGTCGACCGAGCAGACCGGCAACGGCAGCGCGCAGAACACCGCGCACGGCCTGGGCACCACTCCCGCCCTTGTCTTCGCGATCCCGTCCAACCTGACCGGCGGGCCGTGTGTCGTCACCTACGGCACCCACACGTCGACCAACGCCATCGTGACCGTCACGACCGGCGAGAAGTACCGCGTCGTCGCGTTCAAGTGACCCGCAGCGCCGGAGGGTAGCCCGTGAGCAGCACAGCCTATCAGGCCCGGTTCGCCGGCCCGACCCTGATCGAGAAGGGTCGGGACACGGTGATCACCTGCCCGGTCTACCTGTCCGGCGCGCTTGTCGCCCCCACCGTCGTCGTCGTGTCAATCTGGACCGCCGCCTCTGCCCCTGTGGTCGCGGCCGCGTCGGGGTCGGTGGTGGGCTCAGTCGCCACCTACACGGTCCCGGCCGCGTCCACCTCGGGCCTGCCCTACGGCGCAGACTGGCGAATCGAATGGACGCTGACCCTGTCCAGCGTCGCCGAGGTCATCCAGACCGACGCCGCGCTGGTCCGCAACGCCATCCGCAACCCCATCACCGACGTCGACCTGTACGCCCGCGAGCCCGCCCTTGACCCCAACGGGTCTGCGCCGATCCACAGCCTGTCCAACTTCCAGACGTTCCTTGACGACGCATGGAAGACGCTCCTGAACCGGCTTCTCACCGACGGGCAGTACCCGTGGAAGATGCCGTCCGCGGCGGTCCTCCGCGAGACGATGTTGGCCCTGACCTTGCACCGGGTCTATCAGTCCTTCACGACGGGCCTGAACGACGCATACGGCAAGACCGCCGACGCCTACCGCCGGGACTACCACGAAGCCTACCGCTCGATCCGATACAGCGAAGTGATCGACCCTGACCAGCCCAGCGTCACGTCGCAGAAGGTCGCGGCGATGCCTGTCTTCTTCCTTGGCCAGCCGAAGCGGAGGGCCTTCTAATGTCCCTGACCGTCGCGGCCCTGATCGACCGGATCGGCGACCACCTGACCGCTACCCTGCCCACGTCCCCGGACAGCGCGCGGTGGACCCGTAGCCGCTTCCTGCCCCCGCAGTTGGGGCAGGACACCGAGGCCAAGATGGCCCGCGCGTGGTCCGTGTGGGCCCCGGCAAGCGCGCGCATCCCGCCCGCCGAGCGCCAGAAGCTCTCCGAGGGGACGCACGTCGAGACCACCGTCGAGGTCGGCTTCAGCCGCCCCCTACGCGCCGACGGCACGGCCGCCGACTTTCAAGCCGCCCTCGCCGAAGAGGACGTGCTACGATTGGCCTGCGCGGGCATCACCCGGACCAGCCTCCCCCGCTTCACCCTGACCGGCTCGACCCGCACCGTGAGCGGCGACAACCGGACCCTGATCACCGTCCTGACGTGGACGGCCGCCCACACAATCCCGCTCCAGTAGGAGGCCGACATGGCAGCCAGCGCCGTCATCAAGCACTTCACCGATGGTTCCATCACCCTGAAGGACGGCACCGGAACCCCGGTGACCCTGACCGTCCCGTTCAGCGCGGGTGACCTGTCCCTGTCCGGGCTGGCGCAGGACGCGCTTGGCCGGGCGACCAACGCCTACGAGTCCCGTGGCACGCTCAACAGCCTGCGCCGCGGCGCTCGCGAGTACCCCACCGTCTCGTTCTCTGCGCACATGGCCGACCTGTCCGATGCGTCCGACCGCACCATCGTCGACTTCCTGCGCAAGAAGAACAGCTACAGCGCGAACATCTCGACCACCGCAACGACCGGCGACGTCTACACCGTCGACATCGTGCTGACCATCGAGGGCACCGACTTGGGCGATGCCGCCGACCACACGATCACGATGGAAGACGTCGACTGCCGGATCGACTTCAGCGAAGGCGAGCCGAACACCTTCACCATCAACGGCACGGTCTACGGCACGATCACCCCGGCCTGATCGCCCGCAGCGCACCCATCCCGCCGGGCGCCCGCGGCCCGGCATCCCACACCCATCGGAGAGCCCCGATGTCCCTTCCTGCCACGATCACGCTTGGCGGCGCGTCCTACGCCGTCCACCCCCCGAAGAGCCCCGCGCGCGCCGCAGCGGTCCTGCAGTTGGGTGGCAAAGACACCCCCGCGCACGTCTCCCTCGCCGCCGCCCTTGGCCTCTGTGTGGATGCCCACGGGGTCGTGTGGAAGGGCAACCCGGCTGCCTTCGGTGAGGCCGTCTTCGATGCCCTGCAGGCCAAGCGCGTGGGCTTCACGGCGATCTGTCAGGCCGGCGGGGTGTGCATGGAGGCGCTGGCCGGCGCTGTGCTCTTCGAGGACGAAGTGGCCGCCGAGGAGGGTTTTACCGCAGCCCCGTAGGCCAGATCGACTGGCAGACCCTCGAGATCTGCCGCCTATGGGGCCAGCCGCCCGCGTGGTGGGGCACACTCTCCCGCGAGGACCGGGTCAGTCTGACCGCGTGGTATCGGGTGCACTGCCAACCGCAGGCCCCGACCGCGCAGAAGATCCCGCACCACACACCCCCCGCGCGCAAGAGGTGACCGTGGCCCGAGTGATCAAGGCCCGATCCGGCAAAATCACCGTAGAGATCGACGCCGCCCTGTCGGCGCAGATCGACGCGATGGCGAGGGGCATGGCCCCCGCCGTGTCCGGCGCGCTGGACGACTACCTGAGCGCCGCCGAGGCATACGTCGCCCGGGAGTACCCCCGCCCGGGTGACAGCCGCTTCCCAACCGCCACGGGCAACAGCCGCGACGCGTTCGACTTCCTGCGCACCATCGAAGAGCGTGCCGGCGGGACCATCCTCAGCGCATCGGTAGAGAACGACGCGTCCAACTACGGCAAGATCAGCCGCCTGCGCAGCCGCCGGGTGGAGTTGCAGGCCAGCCTCGACCGCGGCGACAGCCTGACCCCCGAAGAGCTCCGCGAGCTGCGGGTCATCGAAGCGCTCGAACGGCAGACCGGCCGCAAGGGCCTTGTGCCCTACGTGGTCTTCGTCCACCGCGGGCACTACTGGCAGACCATCCGCCGTATGCGCAAGGACGCCGAGCGGGCTATAGTCTCACAAGCCGCCGCAGAGCTGCGCCGGCTCGCCGGAGGGTAGCCCGTGGCCGACGTAGCGACACTGACCCTGCGGGCGGACATCAGCGAGCTGCAGCGCAAGCTGCGGTCCATCCCCGACGACGCATCGGGCTCCGCGAAGCAGATGGCCGTCGCGGTGGAGAAGGCGTTCAAGCAGGCCACCGCCGCGTCCATCGCCGCCGCCAAAGCATCGGGCGCCGCGCAGGCATCGGCCGCCCGCGAGACCGAGCGCGCCGTGGCGAAGCTGGCTGAGTACGCCGCGGCCGGCGATCCGGTTGAACAGCTTACCCTCAAGTTCCAGCGGCAGGCTGCCGAGATCGAGCGGTTGGGCAAGCTGACCGGCAACACCGCGCAGGCCCAGAAGGCCCTTGCTCATGCGTCGGCGGACTACAGCGCGTCCCTGTCCGCCATGACCGCCCCGGCAAAGCAGACCCTCGATGCCGTCGAAGAGGGCGCGACCAAGGCGGCCGGCTCGACGTGGAAGTTGCAACAGCAGACGATGAGCCTACGCAAGAACGTCGGCGACTTCGCCAACAGCCTTCTGGCCGGCCAATCCCCGTTCACGGTCCTACTGCAGCAAGGCCCGCAGTTGGCCGAGATCTTCGGCGAAGCGGAGGACGCGACCGAGCTCCTGCAGAACAGCTTCGGCGGCCTCATCACCAAGGCCAAGGCCGCGGGCGCCGTGCTCGCCGTCGCCGCCGTCGCAGTCGCCGCAGCGGTCACCGCCTACAGCTTCCTCGCCAACGCGACCGACGACAACGCCGACGGCAACAACCGTCTCATGGCCACGTTTGACCGGCTCACCGACTCGGTCGTCGCATCGTCTCAGGCTATCGACGCACAGCGCAAGGCTCTGAACGACCTGAAGGTCGCGGCCGACAAGCGGCGCGAGGACTTGCTTCTGGAGATCGGCGCGCTCAATGAGCACGAGGTCGCCGCCAAGCGCGACCGCCAAGCGCTGGCAGACGAGACCCGCGAGAAGATGCTCGCCATCACGACAACCAAGGCGAAGCTGGTCACCGACCAAGAGACATACAAGGCTGTCACCAAGAACACCGACGCCCTATACAGCGAGCGCGCCGAGGCCCGGCGGATGCTCAAGGCCAACCAAGAAGCCATCCGCATCGAAGACGAGAAGATCGCGCAGGCTCAGGCGTACTACAACCAGCAGCTTGACGACATTGACAGCACCCGCCTCTTCCGGCAGGCACAGGATGAAGCGACCGCATCCGAGCGCAACGCCACCAGCGCCCGCAAAGACCGCACCGCCGCCACCAAGGACGCCGCCAAAGCGGAGCGCGACATCGCCGCCGCCTACGCCGATGTGCAGGGCGTGGTCGACGAGTTGGCCGCCGCGGGCGCAGACGCCGAGCGCAAGCTGGGTATCGAAGCCGCCGCGCGCATCAAGGTCTTGACTGAGATCCAAGACAAGTACGCAGACCAGCCGGACCTCATCATGCGCGCCGCATCGGCTGAAAGCGCCGTCCGTGAGCAGCTTTATTACGAGACGCTGGCCCTTCGTGACAAGGAGAACGCAGAGTACCTCGCCGCGCGGCAGAAGGTCATCGCCGCCGAGCACGAAGCCTTCGCCAAGGCCGAGAAGGCGCGCCACGACCTGCGAATGAAGAACGCACAGGACTTCGCCAACGCATCGTCCACCTTCGCCAGCGGCATCAGCGACCTTCTCGCGCAGCAGTCCGAGGCCAATGCAAAGCGCGACCGCGCGCTGGCCCTGCGCCAGTTCAAGGCATCGAAGGCTGCCGCCATTGCCGAGGCCACGATCAACGGCGCGGTGGCCATCACCCGCGCCCTCGCCACACTGGGGCCTGTCGCCGGGGCGCTGGCCACCGCCGGCATCAGCGCCGCCACGGCCGCGCAGGTCGGCGTGATCGCAGGCCAGAAGCCCGCCTTCGACCGCGGCGGCATGATCCAAGGCGGCCGCATGGCTGACCAAGTGCCGATCAACGCCCTGCCCGGTGAAGCGGTCCTGTCCCGCCAAGCCGTGCGCGCCGTCGGCGGGCAGACCGGCGTCGACGCGCTCAATCGCGGCGAGGGCCAGAACAGCGCCCCCATCGTGCTCCCTGTCTACAAGCACTTCGGCCGCTTCGTGCGGGACGAACTGGAGCGCAGCGGCGCCCTGCAACGTGCTACCTTCCGCGGGCGCCCCGTCGGCGCGCTGGGGTACTGAATGGCCACGACGACCCGCGCCCAACATGCCGCCCTTGTCGTGATGGATCCCCGCCTGGACGCCGCCGTGGCCCCGTGGGCCGCGCACAGCAGCTACACCGAGGCATCACCCCGGGCGGGCATCCCCGAGCCCGCAGGCGCCTACCAGGGCAGCCTGCGGGCCAAGGGCGAACAGACGGCCGCCTTCACCACCCGCGTCCAGTCCGCCGGCCTGCCGTCGTCGCAGTCCGTCGCGGCGACCTTCGCCACGTCCCCGGACGGGTCGACCGGATGGGCGGGATGGGAGGGCCCCGGAAGCGTGGCCTTCTGGGACGCCGCGTCCTACAGCACCAGCACGTCGGACTACCTGACGCAGCCGCACGTCTGCGCTACCCCCGCCGGGACGCTCCTGACCTGCGCCCGCAAAGGCACCGGCACCGGCTCCCTCGTCGTCTACCGCAAGGCCGCCGGCGCCGCGTCTTGGGGCAGCGAGATCAGCGTCAGCACCCGCGGCCTCG